TGTGTAGTAACATTGTGAGTAGACCCTAACACAAGGTCATATCCTACAGCATTGATCATGCCCTCGATAATTTCAGCCCATCGTGTTTTACTAAAAGTAAATGAGTTAACATATTTTTTATTAAGATATGCTACAGTCTCTTCTTGGATAAACTTTTTGTTAAGTTGAAGTAAATTGGCCGCACCAGTATAGCCTGCATCAGCACTATTTCCACCACTTAGTGTAACACTTCGTATCTGGCTATTGTATTGATTAGGGCTAACAGTAAATGCAATACGCTGTCTGTATGGTCCAGGTTCTGTGCCAGCTAACTCTATCAAGTTCTGTGCTTGTAAACATGCCGCACCGATACTCTTATATGCATACTGCCAAGCACGGCCTTCACGTCCAGCGGGTGTATTTTTTTGAGTATCATCACCTTTACCTGTTGATACATATAAATTTACCGCACTGTAATACGTGCTGTTGTCAACGTAATATTTCGAAGCCGCCTGCAAGTCATCAGTACTGTTGACTACTCCGACACCGGACATGGGATCTGGATGATCACTCAACATTAACTTACCAGTCATGGTATCACCGCCACGATAGACAACATCTTTACGTTGCATCGATTCAGTGCTGACATAGTTACTAGTTAAAGTTGCATCATAGTCCGGATCAAGTGTTTGCGGCAACGTCGGTTGTGCTCTCGGTTTAATAGCATTTGCAAATACTGATGATACTACACCATTAGTTGTTGTTGTACTTGCTTTAACATAGTTTGCATCAGCGTAACCGACGGTAACTGGCAATTGTTGTAGAGTGGTAGTGATGCCCAATGCTTGATAAGCATTATTGAATGCAGTTACTAGGGCCGAACTTGGAGCGGCCATACGTCCAATAGATAGTGTATTTGCGTTAAGAAAGGTTCCCAGAGTAGGATTCGGGTCATTGGCTAAGTTGGGACTACTAACTGTAAGTGTAAGTTTGGTAGGGTCAGTAGTATTAATAGTTAAGCCTGCATTACTTGAAACTAGTGTTCTAGCTGTTAGAGCACTACCGGCCGCGTTGGCCATAATAATTTGATTTCCGGCATAGGTATCAGGTGTATCACCCAACGCAGTAAATTTAATTGTACCGCCTGCACCAAAGATTGCATACAGTTCGTTAAAGTTTGAATTAACTTTACGGAACGATTCGCGGAGACTATCACCAGTTCCGTCGTTACCTTGAATACCAATATCTATAATTTGTAATGACATAATTAAACTCCAAAGCTAGAACCACAACCACAAGTGCTTTGTGCGTTGGGATTCTTTATGTTGAATGAACTACCCTGTAAATCTTCTTTATAATCTATTTCTGCACCTGTGAGATACTGCATACTCATTGCATCTACAAGTACTCGAAATTCGTCTAAGGGGATTTCAAAATCATCTTCATTTGTTTCTTCGTCAAATGTAAAGCCATAGCTGAAGCCACTACAGCCTCCGCCCTGCACAAATGTACGTAATGATAGTTTAGGATTGTTTTCTTCAAGGAGTAGGTCCTTGATTTTTGTCTTTGCTGATTCGGAAATTGTGATCATGATTGCCCTCGATATGATATTTATCCGAAACATTTTATAACCTTAATGTAAATACAGTTATGTATATTGGAACTGAATTTAGAGAAAACTACTATGTGCGGGTCAGCAGTAGGGGTAAAACGCATACCTTCAGCCGTAAAAAAACGGTATTGGTCATGCAGTGTGATTGTTGCCAAGAAGTGTTTCATCGTGACAAGGGAAACATGGACCCGAAACGATTAACAAACTCAGTTTATCACGTGTGCAGTAATTGCGATGCTAAGAAATTTGCCCAGGAAAAGGGCGTGGAAAGCAGGAACGTATGGAATACGCCCGTGAGTAGTCTTAAGACTTTAAACCAATTTTAGACTTAATTGCACTAGCTACAGCCGCATAACTTGTAGGATGTAGTTTATCTTCGGTCCTTGATACTAGAGCTAAACTAATACTAGGATCACCTCCGATAGCCTGTTTTACATCTTCAGCGGCACTTGGGTTAAATGGCAATACCCAGAGGTATTGTTTAGCATTTAAAATAGCTTTGATGTTTTCTATGTTTGCAATAGTAGCATCTGGGTTATTATTTTTCCCTTTGTTAGCTAAGGGATAATCATTTGTGCCGGCACTGACTATCGCTAGATCTGCGCCGTGCAGAGCCTTATTAGCGATAACTGCTGATAGTATTGCCTTGGTACTACGTCCAACTATAGCATCTACTTGTGCTGTAGGAAAACTTTTACTAAGTCCAAGTGCGATACTGTCCCCTACCACAACTATTCTAGTACCCTTGTCTTCTTTAACGATTGTTTGAATTCCAACTCTAGCACTGATAACATTCCAATTGATTATCTTCCATTGATTGGTTAGATAGCTTTTTTTGTCAGATTGATAATCCAATGCCCAAGCGTGTTCCCACCAATCTACTAATAGCACAATATCCTGTTTGATTTGGTGATTGGCAATAGTTTTAATTTTGCCGTCACGGGCTAGATATGCCCACCCGCTACCTTGTATCTTCATAGCTTCTTTCTCAAAAGCATCTTTAAACTTGTCAAAAGTCTTAAAGTGCTTGGTAATGAATTCACCGGCTGACCCATTAGGTTCGTTCGAGGTCGTGGGTTTTTGAAACTGAGTAAACCAAATATTGTGTAAAAACGCACCCGCTTCGTTGAAGTCAGCATCGCCTTCGCCTTTGTTAAAGCGTTTCACATACCCGCCATATAGTTCGTCGTAGTGATAGTCTATGGTATCTTCACTCATACTGGGTTCTAAATCATCCCTAGCATAGGGTAACTTAGTGTGAACCAATGTCGTAGGGCTCTTGCCTTCGTTTAAGCTGACATATCTAATAAAGTTGTACATAACAGTATTTATCGTATAAATATTTCACCAAGGAGGAACATATCATGTTCAACAAAATCAAAGAGTTTTTTATCGGTAAGCCTGCAGAAGTGGTAACAGATGCACCGTACAAAGTAGAGTCACCGGAACCTAGTCCAGTTGCTGTTCAAGCTAGTGAAGCTATGGTAACTTCTGTTGCTCCAATAGCTGAAGCAAAACCTGCTAAAAAACCAGCGGCTAAGAAAGCTCCACGTAAACCACGTACACCAAAAGCTTCAAAATAATACCGGGCAATCCCGTTATTAAAACTTGTTTAATTGCTCAGAGTATCGAGCTATATCCTCTTGAATTCTAGCTCGACGCTGTTCATTCAAGTTGGGATTTTCTTCTAGCTCTTCTCTAAGAGTTTCCAACCGATGTATTAGTTGTTCTCGAGATAGTTTTTGGCTTGATTGTACAGTTCCATGCTGGCTAGATTTTTGCCCTTGCTTTCGCACATTATGTCGAACTGGTTTAGAAAAGTTATTGCCCATTCGTTTGTTTTTTGATTCCAATAAAAATCACTGTGTGCCCTTAGTTTTTGTTTTTTATGTCCTGACTCTAGTAGCGTTACATAGTCTGGCATAACATTTATATCGTGTCCAATTAGGTAGTCTTCTCTACTAACTGAGTAATGCATAGTAGGGCGAACGCCACGCCAGCTATCAATAACACGTTGTACTTGATCATGTTCTGGTGTAATGTATACACCTTCCCGGATCCAATGGTGGTGAACATCCATAACAATAGGCACAATATCACTAATAGTAAGACAGTCATCTAATCCCCATGAATTCTCTTCGTTTTCGATTGTAATACAATTACGTGCTTCAGGCGAAAGACGCTTGTAAGCACTTCTAATACCATCAGGGCCTTGTTTGCCGCTGATGTGTACATTAATTTTAAAGTCTTGGAATGTCTTACCGTAGCCCATGTAACGAGCCATGTCAGCATGATATTCGAATTCTTCTATGCTTCGCCCAACAATACCTTCGTTAATACTAGCAAGAACAACAAACTGGCCAGGATGCATACTAAGACGGGTATTGCTTGCACGAGCACTATTACCAATAGAGATAAAATTGCGCTCAAGATAGCTAACAACGTCAGGCCTGCGCCAAAAATAACTCCAATCAGGCTGGGTATAAGCAGGAAGAATGTCGCTACTAATACGAACCATCCTAAGAGTTTCATTGAGTTCTCCAACACGGTCTACAAGTTTTTGTGTAGCCGAGATGTTTTGGACCATTAAGTCCCAGAGCCGTTGCTCTGCAACATCTTTACTCTGTCTATTTAACCAACTTATGGTAGTTGTACCAGTGTTGTATTGTTTAGCATCGTCATCTTTCTTGATGCCGTTTACTTGATCTGCATGATCGATCCATTTACATGCGAAGCCTATTTTTCCCATTACCAATGCCTTATGACGCCTGCGATTATAAAAAAATTTGTGATAATGTATATTAACACAATTAGCGTACGAATGCAAGCAATTCGGTCCGCTTCCACGTCCGAACTGCCTGATTTTTCTCCTAATGCTTTTGCCCAAAGGCGCCAGCAGTGTTTAACCTTCGTAGATAGCCGAGTTGGCACCATGTTCTGCACATTCTACCCTAACACAATAACAACGATCATTTGTAGTCTTACGTATCAAACTGTCGGCAAAGTTAAATGCATGTTCTGCAAACTTCTCTGCGCCCACGCCATCAAAGATACGGATCTCTGCTAGATCCAGTGCTTCCAGTTCTTGGAATTTGGCTAGATATGGATCTGCTTTATCCACCGCCATCTTGTGATCAAAGTGGTCTTCCAGCCACGCCTTGAGCGGTTTGAGTCCACCAAAGTCTACTGCCCAGTTCTTGTTGTCTAATGTGTCACATCCAAATGTGAATGTAAACGCTAGACTGTAGCCGTGTAGCAAATGACAGTGACTGTGATCTGCATTAGGTTGACGGAATACTGCTGACAGCCCAATGTTGTGTCCGTAATGTTTTGTTGAAAAGTATTTTGCCATTGTTATGTTCTCCTGTTAACAATGACATGCAGAGTTTATATTGCGGGATGAATGCCTAAGTCCGCATATA